CTGCGTCATTGTGTTTTTGAATATCTGCGTATAAAAACAATGTCCCCGTACTTGCACCAATCAAACTACTTATGCCCGTCTTAAAACAAGCATCCGCCACCCTTGTGGCACTTGCTGATGTGGTTGGTATGTAGGATGTGGGGTAAGATGAATTTTCCAAAGTCATACCCCATATGTAATATGAATCCGTGCCGTTGCCCGTATATGAATAATCCAAATAAATATCAAGTGAAGGTGTTGCGGTGTTTGACGCTGCCCATACATATGCAATTTGCGTATTAATACAATTCATTGTCAAACTAACTCTATACCAACCATTGCCAAAATTCTCAATTTTTGACGCAGTACCCGTTGGGCTTCCCGCGGTGTTTGTGCTTAAAATTGTACCACTTTGCAAATCAATAGTAACTCCATAACGAGTTCCATAGGTGTTGGTCATTGCACGAAAAAGAAAATACCTACCCGTTCCCGCTTTTAAAAATATACTTGCAGTAAACGGGCTTCCGTTTGTTCCATTTGGACTTTCATAATATCCCGTATGTCCCGAAGTCCCACTACTAACTGTAAATTTGTCCGCGTTTTGTGTACCGTCGGGGCTTGTAGTATTATTGTCGGTTACACTCCCGCCCATAAGAGACGAAACTGATTGATTTAAATCTTGACTATATATTGCGTAATTCGTACTCTGCTTCTCCAACAACAAACTTGGACATCCGCCCCCGCCATTTTGATAAGTTAGGCGTGGAACATTTAATCTGTCGGTAGTGGGGAAATAGGGTTTGGCGGTTGAGCCGATGTTAACTTGAAACCCCCAAATAAAGAAAGTGGCACTTGCCAATCCGTCAACAATGGCGGGATAAATTCCCGTTGACCCCGAGGCAACTGCCGTAAATGTATATTCAAATCTTTGCCATTCGGTTGTAACTGTAATTGCACTTGATGTGAAATTGTTGCTACTTCCGTATGTGTTAAACTTAAATTGTTTAGTACCACTCGCAACTTTCAAATAAATGCTAATTGTATACGATTGACCCGCAACTAAATTAATGAATTGATAAAGATATTGCCCATTTGCAACCGCAAAAGTGTCAGCGGTTAATGTTCCATTTGGTGCGGTTGTGGTGTTTGTGGTAATTGTTGCACCTCCTTGTAAAGTGTAAATTGCATTTGAAAAATCCTCGCTATACTGCACCAAATTCCACGGCACAACCTCCACCAACCCCGCACTATTTATGCGTGTTCCGTTGGATGCTCGTGTCAATGATAAATCACCCGCACCCGTTTCGGGTATTACCGAATAGACCACATCTTCCTTGTAGCCACTCGGAATCATAATTAAACTTGCTTGTTCTAATAAAGTACTCATACCCTTAATGCGTTTAATTTAATTTCTAAACATTCAATCCCTTCGTAATATCCACCATCTGCCGTGACACGGGCAATATACCCCAATACAATCTCATCCGCCAATGGCGAATAAAACGGGCGTACACCAACAAATGGGCCTTGGTTAAACATTGTACAATATAATCGTACCGCTTGACAAGGTGATTGATGAAATATAAGTTCCATCGGGAACACAAACGAAACCACCTTGACGGATCGTTACACTTGTTAATCCTAATGTTGTCATCAATGATGCACTTGCCTGGTTTAAACAAGCCGAAACCACACAGTCACTATTGACCACAAAGCCACGAAATTGACCAACCTTGGCCGATGTATTGGCAACGACTACACTTCCCGTGTAACCCGCCGAAAATGAAGATGCGTTAATACTCATATCTATAAAACGATTAAATTGTTACTTGTTAGGGGTTGCGTGTGATGTTGCCAATGCCTTGCGCCCACAACGATCCGTCACAACATGATTTTGAATAGGTTAATTTTTCTTTGCAGAAACACGCCCGTACTCCGCCCCCTTGTGGGGATGACCTTGATGGGGTCTTCCAACCTTGTGATGGTTGGGTTGTCTTGTTATAATTTTGTTGCCAATTGCTCATCTTCGTGCTAATAAAAACAATAATAATCCAAATAATAATATGCCCAATCCAACGCCCACCACCTGGGGAACCTTTATCCGTTCCTTGTATTGAATCATTGGGGGTAATGTGATGGTCTTGGTGTATCTAATCGTGTCCGCCTTCACAACTGTGTGAACTCTAATCACATCGTGGTTTCTGTAAACTATCGTTCTAACGCCATCTTTTTCAATTGTAATGGTATCAATCGTTTTAGTTGTGAAAGTGTCTGTAATGCTCACAGAATCGCGTACAAATAGCGTATCGATGGTGTGGGTGGATGTTTGTGCCATAGCGGGGTTCTTTTGGATGGCTTTTTTTAAGTGCCATTCGGCGGAACACCCCGTTAAGAATATCATAATGGCGATTATCTTGGTTGTTTTTGTAAACAAATCACATTTGACCGCATTAACGATTTTCAATTGCGTTATGTAGGTGGTCAACTTCTTGACCTTTTCCTCCTTGGGTTTGTATGTCTTTTTTACAAATTCCATGTCACGAAATTCGATGGGTTTGTATTTGGGTATTCTCCCGCTTGTTGGTTGGCGGTATACTCTGGGTATCGTTGTGGGAAAAAGGATAAATAATCCACGCAACGCCTACGATAAGTTTCTGCTATGTTTCTTTGTCTGCCCACAATTGTATCCAATTCTTCCTTGCTTGGCAACTGCGTGTTCTCGGGTGAGTTACGCACGATACCACCATTGGTAACTTCATACCCGTGAAATAATAACAAATCACTCATTGCGTAATGGATCAACAAAGGTTGCAAATAGTGTGACACCAACAAAAGATAAAATCCCGCCAAGGTGTTTGCCTTTACATCATCCAACAACCTACGATACAAGACAGTACCGCACAATTCTTGAACTTGGATATCCTGGGCTATCTTAATAAATGGGGTTATTTTGTCCACATCAAAATTCCCACTCAATTGGGTGTATTTGAATAGGTCTTCTTTGGTGATTAATAATACATCATCGTTTGCGTACATCTTATTTGTTTTTTAATGAACCTTTGTTTGGCATATCAATTGGCCTTGTTGATGCCGTTTCCCATCCACTTGGTGAAAATGGAACCCCCGCAGCGTTGGCACTCTTATTTGATACTTCGTTGTAATTTTCTAAATCGCGATTCTCACCGCTTTCCCCTGGTTGCTTTGGTAAAAATTTACCCTTGATTTGCTTCCGTCTGAATGTCAATCGTTCCCATCTGTGGTGGCAATTAACACCACCCTTGTATTTCCAAATGGAATATGAACTTTGTCCGCTTGGTGCAAATTGTCCGTTAACACCCGCATCCCCCATTGTCAAAATATCTTCACGGCGATAAATTACTCCCCCTTTGGATTCTTGAACCATTGCAGAACAAAACTGCCTTGAATTGTCGGATAGGAAATTAGGGCCGTACCGATAACGGATTTTGTAAACCCCTTTATCATCACCACTTTTTTTATTGGGGTTTTCATACGCCATGTTAAATCTTAATTCCTCATCCGCATCCGTAACTTCCGTTACATCAATCAATTCCCACACATCTCCGTTAATTATTTCCCCACGGCTTTTCAAATGTTTCAACCAATCATCACTTTGTGAATCGGTGATTTCAAATTGAACACCAATGCCTTTTAGCCCGTCTATGACATCCGAATTGTTATCGTAATGCTTAGATATACCCAACTCGTTTATCTTCTCAATTTTGGCTTTATTTGACCCCGTAGCGTATACCCTTGATTCTGGTATTCCCAATCCGTTTGCCGTTGCCAACATTCCTTCCTTATCCCCACGGGCGGAAATAATATAAACGATTGAACCATCCTTGATTTCCTTTTCCGCTAACTTTTTACCTCTATCGGTTGACAAAGTATCGTCATAATCAAATGACACTTTCTCACCTGCACTCATTTCCGTCCAAAATGAATTGCACATTGCAACCGCTTGGTCATTGTCTTTGCCTTCATTTATCACATAAGGGATGCAACGACCTAAAAAATCATCCTTGGATTCTCCCGCTTTGGGATGGACTAATTCAATCTTTTTTTTTAATGACAACGATACGCCCGTTTCTTCCTCGCGGGTTTCATCATCAATTACATTGCCCGTTAAATCCGTAAATTCAAGTGGTTGTAATGTCTTGAAATACATATTAAGGTTGTAACCATTGTGATTTAATACCTTGGTAACTGCATCAATAACCAATCGTTGGAAAGGTCTGATAACAACATTGTCAAACAAAATGGATGCCGACTTTAATTCATCCGCGTTATTACCAAATCCCGTTCCGTCTTTAATACCCAATAACAATGGCGATACCACTCGGTGTGATATCATTACCTTTTGCATTGATTCCGAACTAAGGAATTGATATTGGTTGTGTGCATCACTTAATTGTACTGGAGTGATATCCGCAGCCGAATCCTTGCCATCGTTCCAACTAATAATAAAACGACCCGCATTGCTTGATCCACCAAACTTTGATTTGATTTGGGCTTCAACCGTATCTTTAACCTCTGCTGGTGGTTGCCCATTGTTGAAGTTTATCAACATACTTGGTGCCAAACCATTCATTATGTTGTTGATGTGAAAATTGGATATCTCCGACTCCAAGTTTGCATATTGCGTACCGCCTTGGTAGTCCACGGGTGCGAAGTAAAACGAACCCGTTGAATATGGTTTGATTGTTAATATACATTCGTTTGAAGATTCATCGTAACCCCACGCCCTTATCTCTGTGGGTTGTGTTCCACGCTTGATATTGGCCCAATCGGGGTAATAATAATACTTTTCAATCTCGCCTTTATCGTTGCACTTGGCGGGTCGAAGCGTTTGTTGTGGAAAGTGCTTGGCTTGAACATACTTTTTCTTATCCTTCGACTTGATAAGTTGAAACGATGCTTGGCCTAACATCTTCAAATCCATAATTACCGCCCGTAAACAGTCCCCACTAAACATCTTTTTGAACTCAATATAACCTGGTAGGTCACGCGATGTGGTCGTTACTTCTAATCCCTTGCCATAAATTTGATCCGCAATGCCCTTGATACACGCATTGTTGGTTGGTGAACCATGATACAAGTCAATCAAATACTGATAATAATTGTTATCGTCACCATATTGCACCCAATCCTTGTTTTTTTGCTCAATGATTGATGGTGCGGTGTATGATTGTAGTTGTATAAATTCTAAACTCATAATGTTATCCAATTAGGTGACACGGGGGCGGTGGTATCCCAATCCTTCCATGTGTTGTTAATGTTTGTAGTTCCCACAATCCAATACCCTAAATACTCCCACACCAAATGGTTTGCATTGAATATACGAATCAATATCTCATCCGTATTATTAGCCACCAAATTGATAGGCGTTAAAACGGGCAAATTCATCGTGTAGAACGAATATAACTTGCTTGGGGTACTTGTAGCCGTCACCATTGTTTTGGTGGGCTTATGCCACACCTCAATCGTTGATACACCCGTAAATTCCACAAACGATGTGAAATTGATATTGGTGGATGCGTTATTGATGTGCATACCTATAAAACGCAAAATACAATTTTTGTTATAAATGAAAAACCCCCACCGAATGGCGAGGGCTTAAACATAGAAATATAATTAATACTTAAACTGGCATTGTTGGTGTAATCACCGATGCAATACTCGCTGCTGAATTGGCATCAACAATTCCTGGGGGTAATTTCTCTTGGCTTGAAAAAGTGATGGTATTCAAACGGGCATCGCCCATCTGTACACCCCATGAACTTGATCCGCCATTGGCATCACAACCCAAAGTTTCACCCAACAACCACATTTGGTCGTTTCTATCCCATACAATGATTTGCCATCTTCCTTTTGTCAATGTCTGGATTGCATCCATATCGGCATCTCCCGTGGTGGCGGTAAGGCCACTTGGCTTAAATGACAAAGTAAAAATGGTTTCATACATTGATGTTCCATTATCGCGTGATGCGGTGATGGTTGTTTCCATGGTAGACAAACCTTTCAATTCCCAAAATGGTGCTGCAATTGGAGTTGATGTCGTTCCATTGTCAATCAATGTTACAATACCACTTCCGTTCTTTGTAACGCGGTTTGCAAATTCAAATGGAATAAAGTATGCAACTTTAATTCCACCGACATATTGCTTACACGGCTCGTATCTTCCTAATAATGTTCCACAACTTGGCATGTTCTTGTTCTTATCTTGGTTAAAAAAAAGGGGCGGGTGTTTATGCCCACCCCAAGTTTATATCTATCCTATATTATTAGGTTATGTTTAATACAACTTGTTGAGTTGGGTTGGTTGCAATGATACCACCCGTAAAACGCATGATTGTACGAACATTCTGTGAACCATCAATATCTGACATATCAATGACTTTCACTTCGTTGTAATCACTCAACAACCCAGTTCCAAAGTGCAAATCACTTTTAAGACCCAACACACAATCCGAATCGTTAAGACCTGGACACATGGTAACGGGAATACCTTGGAAGTTCATTGGCTTTTCACCAACATAGAATTGGAAATTGTAGTTACCCGCAGATAACGCTGCTTGATACGCCTTCATAGTCAAAGGACCAACATAGAATTGGTATCCTTCTTTACCATACAATGCTGCTGGTGACGCATCCAACATTGATTGCAAACGAGCAACAACATTTGACCCACTTGTTGCACCCGAACCCGCACTAACGATGGCCGAGTTGTCAATCAAGTATTGAACCATACCACCCGTGTAGAATGTGTTGGTTTTCCAAATACCTAATTCAACACCTTGGGCAACTTCTGCTGCCACTTGGGCTAACAAAAATTCCTCAAATGTTGCTGGTAATTTTTCAAATGCACTGAATCCCGCTTGGGCTGCTTCCCATGTTGTACGCAAGTTGTTTTTACACAAAGTCATGTTTACTTGCTTTTCAACCGTGGTCAACACATATTCACCCAAAGTAACTGATGAACCATCGGTGTAATCACAAGTTGCAGAATCGATTGATACTGAATTCTGCCAATTACGGATCACTTCTTTGTAAGCAACATTGGGGTGCAATGTGATAAGGTCTTTTGACAAGGTTTCACCCGACAAAAGGGCAGCGGCCACATACTTGCCACTCCAAAGACCCGCGTAGGTATTGGGGGAAACTGTTGGGCCACTCAAATTGATTTTGTTTAGATTATTATTCATTTTCGTGGTTAGTTGAATAGTTGATTAAATACTCGGTCTTTTACTGACTCGGCTCTTTTATTGCCCATGTGGAATTGCAATTTCTTTGCTTGTCCATTTGATTCTGGGTTATGCAATGTATGTGCTGCGGGTTCAGTTGCCAATCGCTCGGTCAACTCTTTGTTTTCGGCACTCAATGCAATCTTTTCCATTTCTAATGCTGACAAACGAGCCTCAAATCGGGCTTCCAATTCTGTCATCTGTTTGCTAAAATAAGATTCCTCCATTTCGGTTTTGCTTTTAACAACCTTCTTTGCTGATGGCATTGATTCGGTCATTGGTTGGTCTTGTGCTTGTACGGGTGCTTCGCTGATTGCTTCGGCTTCGGGTGCTTCTTCCTCCATCGTTGCGATTTCGCTGATTGTACCATTTGCATCCACGGTCATTGTGTTTCCGTTTTCCAATGCAAATTCACCCTCTGGGCATGGAATGTTACCATCGGGAGTTACGATAAATACCGCTTCACCAACGGCGAAATTGTCTGATTCAAATGTGGCTTGACCATCCTCGGTCTTAACTTGTGCCAAATCAACCACAATCGCTTCCTCGGGCTTTAATCCCAAAGTTGCCAATACGCGGTTTAATGTTTCGGTTGCGTTCATATATATAAAACTTAATTTTTTACTTTGTTTGATTTTTGAAATTCGGTAAGGATGTCAATCACCTTGACCAACTTTTCATCATCGGTTTCAACCTTTGACAATGGCATTGACCTATCCGCAAAATAACCTTCGATGCTGAATCCTTTAACACGACCCGTTTTAACATAGTCATTCCAAATCTCATCGTTGGTAACCTTCAAACATCCCATCCAAGTCCCGATTGGATCGTTCATTCCATAGATGGCACTCTTATCCTTTTCCATGTCTTCCTTAATCCAAGATTCTACCATACAAATACCTTGCAACGCCATGTCGTGTTCTAATGTGGCTTTGCCTTGGTTGCCCTTCATCAAAAACATTTGCGATGCACGGGATACGGTGTTCTTTGAAAAGTAGACATAAAATTCTTGCATCTCTCCATTCATCACTTGTTTGCGGTAAATGGGTTTGTCGGGTATTAATACTGGCCCCATCAAGATGCGTTTTTCTGCATCCACTTGGGCAAACTTTATTTCATGGGATTTCAATGCAATGAAATTGGACTCAATGGCGGGGGCTTCCACGATGCTTATCGCATCAATGCCACTTGCCATTTGTTGGTCATCTAATATCAATTCAACGATTCTCATAGGTTGTTAAGGTTTTTTAAATACTCACCTTTGGCTTCCATATCCATCATCATGGTATTCAATTCCTTTGGTTCAATACCAAATTTTTCCTTCATCCTTGCTACCTTACCGCACAACATTTTGGCCGCCTTGTAGTGTAACATGGCTTTGGCAATATCGCTTTTCATGTTTTCGTGTTTTGTGCGGATGTTCTCACACTTCACTTTCAACAATCCCATCTCCTTGGTCAAATCTGCACTCACCGATAATTCTATGCCTTGTAATCTCATTTTAATGTTATTAGGTATTTCGTTCTGTTAAATTCTCCCATGATGGTATCACGGATGTTCAAAAGGTCTGAATCGTTTGGAAACACTTGGTTCAATCCTTTCAAAAAGGCGATGCCATCATTCAAATATGCGTTCATTACTTCCTCGCTAAAATCTTGGATTGGCAATGATGTTTGTCCAAAGGTAGGTCGACCATAAATGCCCATTCCCGTTTCGGTGAACTCATCCGCTTGTTCAACTAATGCTTCGTATAATTTGCCGATACCTCTGTGAATACCCAATCCAAATGTCTGCCAATGGAATACTTGCAATTGTGATTCCATTTCCAAGAACTTAGCCACAACACCACTCAATGGATTGGTGTCGGCCATTTTTTCTTTGATGGCAAAATTCATTCCTAATGTGTTAATGAGCATATCCTAAAAAACGTCTTAACCTGGGAATGTTGCATTTGTTTGTATGCGCCTATCCAATGCTTGTTGTGAACTCATATCGTTACCAACCACATATGCCTTTGCGGGTTTACCTAATGTTTTGTTCAAACTCGCAGACATTTGGGCAGATGGATTGACAGTACCACCAATAATTCCCACACTTGGCCCCATACTTGGAACGGATTGACCCGATGATGATTTCCCTGGCACTTTAACCGATAAGATTTTTTTCACATTCATTAAACCCACTGCAACAATCGCCGCCGCGTTTATGTATCCCAATGGTGGTGTTGCTGCCCCCGCTGCCAATGCCTTATCCGCCCCCGAATATGTATCAATGATGGCACTTGCCACGGCCAATGATTTACCCATTGCGGTTTGTTCACCTGCAAGTTGTGAAAATGTCGATAATGCCGCCCCCGTTGCATCAAGTAATGCTAATGTGTTGGCGTGTTTTGCTGCGTCTAATTTCTTTGTGGCTTCCGCTGATTCCTTTTCAATTTGGAATTTTTTGTCCGCCAATGCTTGGGCATTTTTTAATTCCAAATCCGTAACCGCCAATCCCGCTGCTTTGCGTGATTCAATTAATTTATTGGTTCGGTCAAGTTCAATTTGTTCCAACGCATTCGCCAAATCTTTTTCATTCTGAATGGTATTATAAGCATTGATTTTTTGAAGGTCTGATGCTTTATTTATCGCTTCTTCCTTAGATTTTTGCAGTTCTTCCAATCTTGTTTTTTCCGCATCCGCTGCCAACTTCGCCGCATCTTCAATATCCTTTAATTCTTGTTTCTTTTTTGCCGCATCCTCACGATTCAATGATTCAATCGATTTGGTTAATTTTCGTTTCCGCAAAATGGATTGGGCTTCCAACTCATACACTTTTGATTGTGCGTCCGCTGCTTCTTGAGCCATCTCATCACTAACATCACTAAGGGCATTTCGCTGGTTGATAAGGGCCAATTTTTGCTTGGCAATGGCCATTTCTTTGGTCAACAATTCATCTTCCGCTTTACCAACTGTTTGCAATGCGGTGATTCGTTCTTGTAATGTGGCATTCTCATCCTCCATCATTAATCTCGCCGCAGCCAATTCCTTGTTTTGCTTGGCTCTTTGAACTCCCAATGCCCTTTCCGCATCTTCAATCTTAGCAAATTGTTTAGCAATGTTCGCCGCAATCGCTGCCTCGCGTTGGGCTTCATCCATTACCTTGCCAATGGCCTTTCCCGCTGAATCCAACTTGCCCGTCATGTCATCCACGCCCAATGCAACTTTGGCAACTGCATTTGTGGCAACCTTTCCCGCTTCCGCAAACTCGCCCGAAAATAACAATCCAATGGCTTTGCCCAATTGTGGTAATAACTCCAATAACCCTTCAAATCGGTTAATGATGTTTTCTTTAAGCATACCCGCAAAATCACTCAATGCCTTTTGAGGGTCTGTAAATATGCCAATTAATACATTTGCAACCTTGACCAATACATCCCGAAATACATTCATCACGGCGTTTAATCCCGCCATGAGTTGATCCACCTTTTCACCACCCTCATCCGTGGATGTGAATGCCTTGTAAAGTAACCCCAACGCGGCGGTGATGGCCGTAATTGTCAATACAACTGGGTTTGCTGCCAACACCATCAAAGATTTCCCAAATCCTTGCACGGCTTGAACTGCTTGACCCACGGGGCCTTTGATACCCGCTAACTTTTCACCAATACCACTCGTCTTTGACGCGGTTGTTTCAACCCCTTTTAAACTTGAATTAAGGTTGTCAACACTTTGGACGGCATCCTTGGTGTTGATATTGACATTATAATTTATTTGGTCGGCCATGATTTGAATTTGCGTTTATAAACTTTCCACACTTGTTTCCAAGTTTGTGCATATTGGTTTTTTCCTTTGGCAATTTCTACCGTATCCGATACCCCATACCATTCTTGGGCTTGTGCTAATTTTATGATGAGTAATATCATTTTTTTAATACTAAAAAGTTTGACGATACAATGGTGATGTTGTGCGAACCACCAGAAAAGAACTTCCACATTAATTGTACTTGATCCGTTGGTGCAAGGTCTAAAATGGTAGATAAATAAACAACGCCATAATCATTGCCCATTCCTCCAAATCCCGTTGTTTTAATCCCATTTACCATAATGGCAAAAGTGATGTGTTGATTTCCGCTTTGGGATACCTCAACCATAGCCGTGAATTTATATTGACCTCCATCGGTGCATATATATTTTGCCGTTGTTAAATCGTTTGTGATGTTTTGCGTATATCCGATTGATTCTTGATGTTCTTGTGGAACGGGAATCCATGTTGTTCCCTCGGTAGTCGAATTTATTGGATTGTCACGATACATCGTGATTTGGTTGAATTGTACAATGGCTTGAAGGTTTGAAACTTCTTGCACCAAAGTGAATACATTGTTTTGGTTGTAAATTATATCTTGGTTGGTATCCAAGAAGTTCGTATCTCCATAGGTATACGCGTTCATGATGCCATTTGCGACCACATAATCTCGAATGTATGTTTTGCCTTGTCCGTTTGCAGTTACTTCCGTAAACACGGGTCTTTGTCCCGTGGTTGCAAAACGCATAATCTCCACATCTGGGTATGTGATTAATTCAAGGTTTGCCAACTCGGTCAACATATCATATTTCACCGATTGCACTTTGTAATAATTGCCCGATATGGCGATGGTGTCGTTCAATTTAAAGTTCAACCATTCACCAACGGGAATATACGCACTCAATTTGACCAACCTTGATTGACTTGAATACATCCGTGATAAATAATCCGACCAATACATATCCCACATGGTTGCCGTTGGGGCATCTCCGCTTATCGTTGTTTCTAATCCAAATGCAACCGAATAAGTTGCGTTGGTTGTTGGAAAATCAGCGTACGATGTCATCAATGGCAATACATATTGATTGACTGGAACACCATTATTGTTAAAATAATACGGGTCACTTATTGACAATTTACCTCCGTAATAAAACAAGGTCAAATCCAATTGCAATGAGTTTGAATCTTGATCCATAAACACGGGGATTTGTAGATTTGTTAATCGAACTTTTTGCCCATTTGCATTGACTTGATACATCTGTTGGGGTACAATCACACAAAATGGTGATTCAACCATAAAATTCTCCGTGGGGTAATCAATTAATGGGGTAAATTCAATAGAACCATAATCCCGTGTGTTTACCATTCGGTAGTAATCACTCGCTAACATACCATTTTCTTTGTGTTTGAACGATATGGTTTTTGGAATTGGTATTTTGTCGTGTTCAATATCCTTGGTATCGATAAACGGACTCCAATTTTTTGTTACTCCCAATTTATACCAATCATTCAAATTGTGAATCTCGATGGTTTTATCACTGGTTGGAATCAAAATACAATTGAAGGTTTTTAACACCCCATTGACAAAGTCCTTGATAGCCATTTTGGGCATGGCATCCTTCATCGATACGACATTTCCATTTATCCCCTGGGGGGCAATCGTACAATCAAAGTACATTGGCGAACCTGCCGTTACATTTGAATTAAATGTCTTGTAACTAAATGACACTTGGTCACCACTGTTCAACGATTGATTGAAATTCACATAAGCGGGTAATGGGAATGTGCCAACATTGGTTGTAAATGATTGGCTTTTCATTACTCGCCCATTCACCATGACAACAAATGTGATTGACTGACCCGTTACGGGGATGTTGAACAATACATAAACGCCAAATTGGAATGTGTAATTCCCTTTGCGATTGGCCGTGTAAATACCCGTTCCGTTGTTATAATTACCCGATGCGTTGGTTACTATGGTGGGGTAAATTAAACGCGTGTAATTCAATGTTGCCAATGTTGATTGGGTATATGTGAATGGCTCAATCCTTGCCGATGCAATACCCGTTCCAACATATTGAGGGTCATACAATGGCCCAGCCGTCTGCATTGGCAATACATACAAATCCGTCATTTCTGGTCTTGTCAAAAATGAACCATTCAATGTGTATCCCGCCGACTTAAACACATTTGTGAGCATTGCCCTTAATCTAATTGTCGGTCTCAAATCATCAACCTCCACCCCTTTTGGGTCACGGATATTACCATTAACTCCCGATGATGTTGAATACCTCCATCCTTGGTTATAATCTGCGATGGGCCACAATATGTCTCCACCCAATAACGCACCATCCCATGATGCTAAAATGTTTGTGTAATTTACCACATGGTCGTAATCACTCCATGATATTGAGTTCAATACTTTTTGACCCCAAATGTCCAATATCTTTTTAGTCGTTCCGTAAAATACGATGTTGTAAAGTTGTGGGATTCCGTCTTTGAACTTGCACCCAATAAATTCAACACGCCCTTGATAAACGGGAATGGAATGAATGTAAAGTGTGGCATCCTTTCCTAAGTTTGGATTCCACGCACCCAATACGATATTTTCATCAAACCAATCCGCAAAGATTATGTTGTTGGTTTCCGAGGCGGGGATTTGGAAATTCTGTGTGTAATCTGTCCAAACTGTGGACAAATCTTGTAAATCTTTTAACTGCCTATTTAATTCAACACTTTCATCTTTAAATAAATCTACTGGCAATAACTCATTGAAAGCACCGCCCAATGCCATCAACTTTTCAATACAACAATCTTGTGCTTCGGTAAAACCACCAACAGCCCTTGTTGCTAACGCAGTCATTATTGGAGTGATGGTATCTTCAACTCCGTTGTCAATGGTTAATGAAAATCTTAACTCCATTATCGTACAATCTTGTTAATCTTGGGTTGACTGTATTCAAATTGTATGGTGTACTGAATCAAATATTCGTTTAATACCTTTTTCTTTTCAAATGCTGAATCAACCACCCGTGAAGCCAACACTATGTTGCCATCTAACATTAAAATGTTGTTAGAATAAAACACTTGTTCCAAAGCATCAATATCCGCTTCGTTGATCCAATCCGTGTTTACCATCATGGTTAATTTTGAGTTTACTAAATACGATGTGGTGATACCTACGCCATAACTCCAATCTTGACCCAAATCCGCTTGTTTGAAAATCGGTTGTGAGTATGTTTCTTTTTCAATCCCGTAATTGTTACGGCTCAATGCGTTAAACAAATAGGAATCATAAACTCCGTATTTGTTTAGGTATAACGCATCTTGTTGACCATACTTGTTTTGGCAATCAAATACCACTGGCATCACTACATCATCCCCCGCTTTTACAAATGTGATATTGGCGTTTGTACCCCATACCCCACCCGCCGTCATTAGTTGTTTAATTTCAATGCCTTGAATCAACTGAGATTGTGTTGTAATTGCATTCGGGGTCACAGTTGCACTTCCACAAGTTATAGAGGTAATCACACTTGCATCATACCATAAATACGCTTGGGGTGTGTCGGTTGTTAATGTCACTTGTGATTTGTCAGTATAGACATATTTAGCCCCGTAGCCAACATTAAATCCATCTTGGGTGTATGTGTATCCTTGTGTTGCTAATATCGTGTTAGAAGTGATTTTTGCCGTTGATGTACTTGAATAGAATCCTTGGCAAGTTACCACCACTCGCATTGCACCCTCCCCGATATTGGGTTTGTATGTACCCGTTAAGAAATAATCCCTTTTTACATATTGACTTACAATCTTGTGAACATCAATCCATCCCCTTCCTCCACCAAATTGGTCGGGTAATCTGTTAATAGTTACAATGGGCGTTGCGGGTAATGTTGCCGTTCCACTCCATACATAAACCTTAAATTCATAATAGAATCCCGTGACTGCATAATTGCCGTCATACCCTTGGTAAATAATAGGGGAATTGCATCCCACTATACTATCTGGTTGTTCTGTGAAGTTCATCGCTTAAATAATCCTTTTTGTATGTCTTGTTTCATCGCCTGGGTCAACGCCTTGTTGAACGATGGTAAAATTTGTTGTCTTGCTTGGCTCACAAATGGGAATGGTTCAATACCGAAATACTTTATTTTCCTATTCATCATGAATCTCATCCCTTCTTCGTTTGCCTTGGATTTGAATTTACCCGTTGACAAATCCCTTGGTTGGATGCGTTTCATTTTAACCCAACTACGCATTGAATCCAATGGAATCCCTTTGCCTGGCTTCCTTCCGTTTTGCACATAGTCGGCCGTCTTGTTCATACTAATACCCATATTTAATCCATTCGGATCGGGTTGGATGGATGCCACCAATTGGCCACTGGCCACATAATTACCACGGAATGTTTTTTTGGTTGCTGACACCACTTGCCATCCACCACCAACCTTTTTCCACTTGGCACGGATAGAAGTTCGTGGGCGTTTTACCTCCAACATATTGCGACAAGCAATTGCCCACTTCTTGGAATAATCCGCAACAACGGCCATGCTATTTTTAAACGCAATCGCCATCAGTTACCCACGGGTTGATTAAATCAATTGTAACTTGTATTTGAAATCCCGCCAATACTGAATCCATTGTTTCAACAAATGGCATAAAGTTAATGGGCCGTTGGAATTGGATTTGATTAAAATAAGTCTGCTCTAACAACCACAACCCCTTTGACATCTGCACATACATTTCTTGTAAAATATGCCCATAGTTTTCATTCTCTGTATACCCGTATTGGTCGTAAACTGTAATCAAGTTTAACTGCTCATTCTCACCTTTCAAAAAGTTTACACGATCCGCAATCATGACATTCATTTGGATGGATGCGATTTGGTCGGTCAACGCCACATTTTGAATTGAACAGTGCATTAACGGAAATACCGTAAACGCCTTGAAGTCCAACTCGGTCAATGTTCCGTGGCTATAATTCCATCCCTCTGTCGTGGCGATGTCCTTGAATACCTTAAATGCCGTTCCTATGTGGTTATTTATCATCGCTTGTAACTTTGCTTAATAATTTTTTGTTCCATTTCCGCAATGTCGCTTTCGTAAGCCGTCCAGTACAAAGCGGTGTGAATGGTCTTAGTATAGACATTTTCCAATTGTAGGAAATTTCGGTTAGCGAGTCGATAGACCATTCCAAACCATCCCCATTTTTTGGTAAGGCGGTTTTCATCTGCGGTGCCATCTCCACCTCCAAATACTTCTGGATAGAATTCAGTAAGTCGATTCCTAAACTCCAAAAAAAAACCATGGCCCCAAATGCGGTGTTGCAATCTAAGTCCTTGAAACCCGTGACAAGGTTTGCCGAATAGGGTGCGACTTCATACCGCCCATTCTGTCCGCTATGGGTAACGGGGCGATACAACACACTCATCACCTTCCACAAATCGTGGGTTTCCTTTGTGTATGTTTCAATGTCTATAAACTCACCCACCGACATATCATCCAAGTTTGGAATAAAACCGTATTCCACGCCATCCATTTTTAACCTGGGCGTGAATGTCGGTTGTTCTGTTAACATCAATGTGATGCGTTCCACCGCCTTTTGCAATACATCAAACGGCATGGCCATAACCTCGGTCATTGTCAACTCACAAAAAATTGATACCGCTTCCAACTGGCGTTGGGTATCTTCCATGTCTTCTTTAAGACCTTGATACGCCAACATTTGATGCAACTTTACATCCTTTAACGATGTGGGTACTAATATGGTTTTTGATTCAATCATTAATTATAAAACGACCAAACCCCGCTTTGTTATTCCAACGCTTCATTGAGCAACACACACACCTTGGCGTATTGCCTTTGCACCTCCTTATCGGTGTACAAAATGTTGCTAAACTCGTTTACCGAATTGATTGCCGTTGAATGGTCGCGATGGATGATCCGACCGATTTCTGCCCACGGCATCCCTAATCTTTTTCTGCAAATAAAATTGAACATGTGACGGGCGTATAACGATGCCCGTTTCCGTGATGGGCAAAGTATTTCATCGGGGGTTAATTCCGATACTGTGCAAACCGCCCTCAATACTTCCTTCCAATGGTTGGGTGCATCGTTAAAATCAACCCGTGGGTTTATTATTTCACGCTTTAACGATTGGATTTTGGTTAGGGCCTCGCCTTGTATCTGAACTAACAATAAGCGAAGGCGTTTAATTTCTTGTCGTTGGTTGTGTAATTGTTGGTAATGGCTTGTCATATCAAAGCGAAGATACAAATAAACAAGTAATAAACAATTAACGAATATCGTATTGCCCGTAGGTGCTTTTAATTCCTAATGCCATCATTTCGTGGTATCTGAACGAATCAATTGCGTGGTCTGTACCAATTGGTATGTTGGTTGTTCGGCCTTGAGCATCCGTATCCCAACAATAATTGCGTAATTCTTTGATTAGGTTCGTCGATGTGGAAGTGATCAGATAGGATTGGCTTTGCATGATTTGTATTCCGTAGTTTATAGAATCTTTGCCCTTGGTGACCCCCTTAATTCTGACACCATATCTCCGTATTTCATCTATCGACTTTGGTTCGGCACTATCTGCGTAAACGGGTACAAAGGTCGGTAATGCTTTTGCTATGTCCGAATTAAGCATACCCGTGCGATATGCCACCTCATCGATGATGCGTTGACCATTGTATTCATAAACGGCAACGATGGCCGTAGGGTCGTTTGTATACCCAAAATCCACACCAATGCCAAGCAATCTTGCATCATCGGGAAGTATGTCAATGGTTTGCCAATTGCTAAAGATAACCCCTTGCAAGTTGCCAATCTCACCAAGTCCGTATACCCGCCACCAATTCGCCCAATAGTTTGATGTGGTTGCCCTTTCTCGTGCTTTCTCAATTTCCGCCACGATGGATTTGTCCAATGCTTCGTTATCCTTGTAGGTGAGTACAATCATTTCCGCATCGGGGTCGTTCACTAATTCGCTATCTACCCAAAACTCTGATACGGGGTTGTAATCTAAATAGATGAATTTACGGGTACGAATCGCCATCTGATAATATGATTCCCAATCTATGTTATTGCACTCGTTTACGAAAAGAACATCACGCCTCGCCCCCCGTAATTTTTGGGGCTGGTCTGCAGAAAAGAATTCAATATAACTTTCGTTGCTAAACTTGTAAGTCCATGAAGATTTGTTCCATTTCAACGGATCAAACATACCAATCATTTCCATTATTTTAAGGAAGTCGCGTATAGCACCCCTCCGCAAATGGGGGATAGTTTCTGACACAACGCTTATTTCACACTTAGGGTTTTTGACTGCATAATCAATCAGCAACGGAATAATCGAAAAGGTTTTTGAACTTGATGTTCCGCCCCTTACAATTCTAACCCGTTTGCGTAATCGACTAATCTTGACCTGGGCCGTTGTTTTCTGCAACATCTATATCAATTCCGTTGAAAATTGGTTTCTCTTTTTCCTCTAATACATTGTGGCTCATAGATAGTTTGCGGAGTTCTTCTTCGCTACTTATCAATTTCATTAAAGCCAATTGCAAAGTCGGTTGTTCACTCATATACCATTTAGAACGCATTGATACCTTGATGTTTGTTTTAACTTCCAACAACGCCTCTTTTATTGTTTCCGATTTTTCCAAACCGATGTTATAAAATGTACTGCTGGTACAAGGTAAATAGGCGATTACATCTTGAATGAAAAACAACTTGTTCTTCTTGATGGCTTCAACGGCCATCGTTTCTAATTCGTTTCTATCGTATGCCATTAGTCGTTCGGTAAAATTGGGATAGGCATCCAGAAATGTGGTGGTGGAATTGGTGAATCATCGTGTTCTAAATACCATTGTCCATCCATAATGTAACCCACTTGTGTGGTGTCAATTAATACCAAGTCGTTGTCGATTGGTGTGGTTCGGTTAGTTTCCCTCCATGCTTTCATGTTGTGTTGCTTCTTTGTAAGTGTCGTAAAATGTTTCGTTGCCGTTGTAAAAATTGGTCACTAAGTAATCAACTTGATGCCCCATACATGAGCAAATTGAGATTCCATTTTCTAATGCGATGTAAACATAGCCCGAATTAGGGTTAAATCCAATACCCATGATTTCCTCACTTGGGCATTCGTTTGCATACGCTTGAAAAATCATGCCCAATCCTTTGGCTTCGCAGTAGGCGATTGAGTTGCTAATTCCCGTAATTTCAATTGTGTTTGTCATATCGTTTCTAATTTTTTGGTTTCTACTTCAATTTTGATTGCATACTTTTTGTCATTCATGTAGTGACACATTACTTCGGATATTTCATCGCTGATTTGTTGAAGATATACCCCAACGCAGGTGATTTTGCTAACCGAATCTAATTCCCATTTGATCATTTGTCCTATTTCCATGAAGCGAAGATACATTTTATATTTGAAATACAAAATTATTTTGATAATTATTTTTCTCCCACGAATGCTTTTAGGGGATAAAATATCAAACTATTCCTATAACCCCCTTCATGTAGCGGGATAATTGGCGTTACGCCATGCACATTTTTCCAAGCGGGGTAAACTAACATTGAATTGTCTGCGCTATCCATGACGGCCCCATAATCGGGAACATACAAGTTACCCCCTTTGGCGTTCAATCGTTTCGTGATGATCACATTAACCGCCCCTACGATGTTGCCCGTGTCACGATGGAAAGGTGCAGATATGTTATAGTTCGAAATTGAAGATGTAAAAAGGTTTCCGAACTTCCATTTGTCTGGCACTTGTTTGAATAATTCCACTTGGCGTTCATATTGATCGGGTAAAATATCATGCATAATTGATTCGCTTTCCTTTGCCAACATCAACATGGCCTTAATAAAAGTTTGGGCCGTATCGGATTGGTGTACCGATGAAATTGACGGATAGGGTCTTTTCATGTGGGGCTTGGGAGGAATCGAACCTAAGATTGTTGACATCTGGACCGTGCCGTTCTTTTTTGCTTCGGCCCTGGTCATACCTTCTTTGTAAACTTTGGACATCACATCACTGCGTTCCAATAATGATTTGGGTACGCGTTTGCTTTGGAATTCTGCATTCGCCAAGTTTGCCAATTTCAATGCTCGTTCGGGCATTGATTTGATATAGAAGCCAATCGGTTCGCCATTTTCATAGAATATGCAATCTTCGGTAATGTTCGGGGCTAAATACGGACAGTCTTGACCGATTTTGGCTTCATTGGGTTGTAGGGTTAGGTCTAATCGTTTCATCGTTTTATGATTATATGGGTGTTTTTTGGTTGGTTCGGCTTGTCTTTTAATTGAACATTCTTCGGAAACAAACGCAATAACAAATTTACATCCTTGATTTTATCATGGATGCGGTCTTGTTCGCTTCCCAATCCTCCTTTTTCGTATCGTTTGAAGTCTAAAAAGGTGTAATTGAGTATCAAATTTCCGCCGTATTTGTGCAAATGATATGCCGAAGCATAATAATCTGGTATGGTGTTGATGGTTTCGTGGAATTTGAAGTCCGTTTTTTTGATCGCGAAGCATCTCCCGTCTACTAATCCATATTTAGAGTATTTGTTTTTGGCATAAAACGGATTACCCGTTGAATTTAAGCCAATCAATTTAACTCCCATGGCGTCTGCTTTCGGAATTATTGATAGCAATTCGTTCAATGTTTCCTCAATCGTGCAATCTACGAACTTGGCGTTACTAATTTTTTTAGCCCCTACCAAATCATCGCTCATAAAGACTGCCCATTCCCCCATAGCCATCAATCCCAATCCATAATTGAAATTGTTTTGTATGCCTTTGGGTTCGTTTGTTTCTATTAATTGACCTTGCTCTCCGATACAAGTAAACAAATCTTTGTTATTATGACATAATACGATGTGCGGAATCTTCAACATTTTAGATGTCGTAGAATTCGTATATCGGTCATAATACATTAAAAAGATTTTCATAACTTCTCTTTTTCGTCTTTGAGGAATTGCAGAATCATGTATCCAAGATACGCCCCGCGTTCTCTCCAAAACTTCACGACCTCCGTGGCTTCCTCGTAATGGTCTGGTTCAAATTCAATTTGAATGGCTTTCTTTACCCCATCGGCCATGTCAGAAAGTTCTCCCGATAAATCTTCCTCATCCAAAAGTGAGTAATCGACTTCCACGGGTTGTTGCCATACATCTAAACCCCATTCGGTCAACAATTCGGGTTCCCATTCATTGGCTAATACATCCCAATCCCATTCTCCGAATCCTACATTGTCCTTAATGATAAACTCTTTTTGTTGCTCGGGTGTTAGATCCGATGCTTTAATGATTGGCACTTCTTTTAATCCAACTTCTTGCACCGCCCGTAAACGCATATTGCCCCCGAGGACCACCATATCGTCATTGACAACGATGGGTCGGAGTTGTAGCATTTGCGGAAAGTCCTTGATGGATTGAACTAACTTCTTGAACTTATCATCTTTGATGACCCTTGGGTTCGTATCGTTGGCGATGATGTCTTTGGTTTTTACTGTTTGTATCATTTGTTGATTTTTATTTGGTGTGTAATAATTAAAAAATCCATGTGTTGTTTCTTATCGCCGTACTGAATGTGGCAAGGTCGACAAAGTGCTTGTAAATTCTCAATAACATCCTTTGTTTTTGTGCCTCCCATTCCCCGTGGATGGATGTGGTGAATATCCACGGCCTGGCTTCCGCACACCTCACACGGGATAAAATCCGTGGTGTCATAACCAAAGTATGTTAAATAAATCTTTGTGTGTGGTTTCATCTTTGATGGCTGTCAAATATAGTTCATTACAAACGCGTGGGTTCATTCCCATGGCCTTGCCTACCTTTTCCCATGTCATGCCCATATCCTCGCGTAGAATCATGATTGCGTACTTCTTAGCAAGGACTTGACTGCGTCTAACCACGGCCCCCATTTTGCTCGGTCTTGATATTTCTGTCTGCATTTTATACACATATAAATTTGATTGGGTTCAATGTTTGGCCCAAACTCGTTGATAAGTTCTTTTGTTGATTCTGCATAATGGTCACAACAATCACAAAGGTTTCTCGTAAGTTTCATACACCTGGGTTAATTCGTTAATCATGTTTTGCCATGCCTTGGGGTTACATGAGCATGGCTTGTAGATTCTTTTGCTTTGGAATATGCGTGACCATATTTCCGCTATCTTGTTTGCCTCCATTGGGGCCAATGTCGTGTCGTTGACTGTCTTAAAATGTGTCCACCAATGGTATTCATCTTCCGTCATACACAATGGTTGACGGGTTGGGAACATCTTGTTCAATTTTTGTTTACGGGCATCGCATCCACAGTCCTCGCCCATCAAAAATTTGGTGGCAAGTTCAATCCCCGTGGCTTGTGTCACCTTCTGAATCATATCCCCCACCCCGATGGATGGTCGTGATTCGGTGTACTTCTTCCGTGTTTCGTTTTTCTTCTGCATAAATCTTGTATTTGATTACTGTTCTTTGTTTGATAAATTGTTTAGCGTTTTTTATTGAGTTAAAAACACTATGGGTTGGAATGCCCGTCTTTTTTTCAATGTCTCGCATTGAATGTCCGTACACAAAATGTAGTTCCAATAACATCTGGTCATAATCGCGTAGGTCGTCAATTGCTTTCTTTACTTCACCCATCAAGTCCATGTGGGCCATTTCAGCCATTTCGGGGCTTTCTATGGGGTTAAATTGGTCTTGGTATGGTATTGTCTTGTTTTCTGCCCGTTTGATGTCTATAAACGCATTGTGTAGCATTTTAAATAAATAGATGGTGTTGATGGTTCCGTTGTAATTGGCGAATCTGTTTAGTGAACCTTCCTTGATTTGTATTTCCCCCAACTTTAAATACATCGTTTGCACCATATCATCGACCTCATCACGATTCGCACCCAAGTATTTGGCTATTTTGATCCATTCAATGTGGCGTTTGGCGATATCGTTAAGCGTTATCAAAGTATGATTCGATTTGCACAATAAAATCCTCAAACGAATATACCAACACATACTTATAATTCATGGCTTCAACCATCAATTGCCACTTTTTTTGATGTTCGGATTGTTTGTTTGGTTTGATTTTTAACTCAATGAATAACCCGTGGTGGGTTAGGTTGGGCATAAATAGAACCAAATCCGAAACACCTGGGATAACCCCCTCCGCTTTTAACCTTTGGGCCGTAAACAAGTCGCGTGATCCACCGTTGGGAACATGGATTAATAAATCCCCCATTTGGCGGTATTGTAGTCGAAACCACTTTACACATTGCACTTGCATACGGCTTTCCAAATGCTTCATTCTGAATCTAAATAGATTGATTTGGCTTTTGTGAATCCTTTGTTATACCACCATTGGGCGTGAATTTTTTCATCCCGTTTTAATTCGTGGAATAAATCCGTTGGGATGGTGATGTTGTGGTTTATCTGCAACCATTCAATCAACTGGTCTATGGGTGTAATTTCTTCGTTTAACATTTCTCAATTTCTTGTTTTACTTCGTTCCAGTAATCTTTCCCTAATTGTACTTTGTAGGGGAATTGTTCATAATCATCCAAAACTTCATCAACTGCAATCAATGCACATTGAATCCCCTCATTTCTTCGTTGCAATCCAATCACGGTGAATTTATCAACGAGTTCTTTGGCTTTGTCTTTTGGTGTCATGGCTTTCTTGTTTCAATTGCGTTTTTAATTGACATGGTCATGTAATCCAATGCCCGTTTATAACCTTCCGCATAACCTTCGGCATAACTCATTTCCTTTCCCGCAACTTCCATTTCTTTGGCTTGTTCTAAAAGTATTTCATGTTTGTATTTGACTTGGTATGTTGTTTTATCAACAATTATGATTCGATGTTCAATCAATTGGTCAAGAAACCATTCAACTGACGTTTGTTGTTTATTGTTTGTCATAGTTTCTGGTTTTTATACTCATCCCATTCTTTGTGGGCTTCGTCTATTGCTTCTTGCTTGGTATTTGCCCTTGCTCTAATATAATGATTTGAATCGCTGCATTGCCAAGTGTTGCCAAGTGGGTGTGGATAGAAATCAACTACAAACATTTGATTTTTGTATTCGTGTGTACTTTCTCCGTCTTGTAAAAATGGATTGCTCATTGCTCACCTCCTCCGTATGTTTCGTTGTAGTATTGTTCACCACTTATATTATCACCACCATAAGCACCTTCAAAAAAACTATTAATTATCTCCTTCCTGTGCATTGCTTTGGCTTTGTAAAGCAATCTAATATAGAAAACTGCGTATTCATCTACGCTTATTTCTTGATTATCTAATTGAACTTTAAGTTGCCAAGATTCATTACCAAACCACTCTACCGCCGTTTGTTGTTTATTGTTGCTCATTGCTCACCTCCTTCGTAGGTTTCGTTGTAGTAATCTTCTCCATCATTAAACTTTCTATGTCCACTTAAGCCACCATATAAATCTTCATTGTACGCTTTAATAATTCTTTCTTTCTCCATTTCTTTGGCTTGTTCAAGTAATTCAATATACTGAATCTCAAATTCTTTCAGTGATATTTCCTCATTGTTTAATTTTGTAAGTAAATCCACATAAGATTTTGCCAACCACTCTACTGC